AAGTTCTTTGCATCAACAATGTCAGATAACGAACGCTCACTATTCCAGAGACTCTCAAGAGCCTCGTCGTCATCCAAAAGAGCTGCTGGCGAATCAAACTCAGATTTATCATAATTACGATAACCCTCAACCTGACGGATCTTCAATCGAAAGTTAGCACCTTGCCAGAGATCAAAAGGATTGACTGCATCCTCATCATCAAATTCTGGTGCCATCTTATCATTATCTTATCAAAGATCTTCTTGCCAAACTTATACAAGAATACCTTGCCTTCGTTCTCAGGCTTCGAAGGATCCTTAACGACATAGATGTTAGAGATAAAAGAAAGACGGCGCTTCGTCTTAGTACGAACAAACGTCTTATCAGCTTCCGTACCACTGTTCCAAAGCATTGAATTGTATTCAGAAACAGGACACTTCTCACCAAGAGTGGTCAAAGACTTCTCAATGAACCAGCCGCCCGGGCCTTGGAAACCATGATCCCACATACGAACGAATGGAACATCTTCTCCATTAGGAGCAGGAAGGAAGCGAATAATAGCAGACCCGTTACCAGACTTATCGACATCTGGCTTCCAAAAGCCATCATCATCTCGTGCAGGACCTGTATTGATTTTAGAAAGTTCCGAAGTCAATCGATCGAGATTGGATTGACGATTCTTCTTCATTGTAGCAAACGACATGTAATTCTCCTAGATTGCGATTTATTGCGATGTATAAGTTTTATCCAAAGTGTTCCATAGTATACTGCTTATATTTAGATAGGTCAACAGTATTAATAAAAAACGGTTCATATTTAATGCATTTAGAATTAAGATCTTGCCAGACCGGGTCATTGCCTAATTTCTTAGCCCAGTACCCAAAGAAAGGAGTGAGCTTATTCAAGATAATTAAGGTCTCGACACCCACGTCCTCTCTTATTACTAGTCTCATTAGAATAGGATGAGTTCCATCTTCCACTAGTATGTTGTTATCAAAGTAATTCTCCATATTCTTTAGATCTTGTTTGAATAGATACGACATGCTTTGTTGGCGCTTTTGCCAATTAACATACACAGCATGTGTCTCCATATTATTGACGTCCCCCGGCCAGAAGTTTATATTACGTAGCATATTGGCTAACATAAAACTATCTGGATCCTTCAGTTTGGACATCTTGTGGAAGAATAATTTATCCCTCCGAACCTCAAATCGAGTCTTATCAGTATGATTTAGTTTCCCATGATATTTGAACATATCATAGTTAGAGGTGAAGTGTCTCTTTAAAGCCATGTATTTCTGATAACACTCATGTGCGTTCATATTGGTAGCCGAGCTCCAGTTGTTTTAAGAAGTTTGAGATCTTCTGCTTCAGCGGCAATCTTAGACTTTAAAATCTGGCTACTTTTAATTAAAGATGCTGCCGCCTCCACTTCCATATTATTACGATCAACATACCACATTGCTGCATCGAGATAACCAATCGATTTCTCTTTTACGATACCCTCAATCGCCAATGCAAATTGTGAAGGTGTCATGATATTCAGTTCTAATGTAGTCATTTGTAAAATATATGATCCTGAATTTGTACGGTGCGCACCAAACTACTATTCCAGTAAGGATTGACACTGGTAGAATGATAGTGGGTAGCCCCATCTGTGAATGATACGTGCTTGCCTAGTGTTCCTTTGTTCAGCCGATGAGCAAAGATTGCTGATTCAATTACATTACTATACGTAATAGTATTAACGAATTTATTAAGATTGTCACTCTTACCATCACAGAAGTATGAAAATTGGCACTTCCATTTGATAGGATGTTCTACACCCCGGGCCAACCACCATCTATTAAGCGGTCCTTGATGCACAACTTTACATACTGTGTTTGGATACTTGCTGCTCTTAACCCTATTGAAGATAACATCGGCTACTGCCAGCTTACCAATCATATGTTGATTGCCTGCCTCGAAGAATATCGCTTCGGCCAAGCACCACCTTTGTTTGATCTCATCATCTGTTATAGGTTCAGCAATCCAGTTAGAATACGTACCATCGATGATTTCTCGGTAGGTTTCCTCTAATGTACTAGGGACAGTGGCTGCCGACCCCATGGACATATACCCAAACGCAGCAGCTGCTGCTATGGGTAGAGCCGCCATCACATATCTTGATTTCATTATATAATCCTTTGCCAATTAAAGCATAACAAACGTTTTTTCATTTTACGTTCCTTATTATCGTTCCTTTTCTTGACAAAGTCAACACATTTGTTTAGGTACCCAACGTGCTGGGTAATTTGATTTAGGTAGGATTTAGTTCTATTCGGCATCTGAATGTGCAAGGAGAATTCCTCTTCTAGATCTGGATGGAACAGGAAATGCTCATACTTATCATGATCAAGCGCCAAAAAGAATTCTTTATCCCCATGTCTCATCCCGGCAAATTCCATATCATATCCCCCGGTAGACCAGAAGCACGGCTTGGTAATTAACCAAATATTCGGATGAGCAATTACTTTCAATATTTTTTTGGGATCAAATAACTCATAATCATCTGGATTATCTGTATGGTCAAAATGTACTCTAAACACATATAATTGATCATCTCTTAACTCAGCGTCAACTATCGATTGGACAAGATGCTCAGTAGGAAATGCATCAATATCAATTAACCAATTCCAATGAGTCTTAGATTCCAACATGGCTAGGTTCCTGCAGCCATGGTTATTGAACCCAATATCTTGTTTGACAACATACCCTTTAAGATTGAACCTACTCTTATAGGCCTCAAGAATATCATCAAATATACCCTGGTCATCATACGCATCATTAATAAATTGCACAGTAACGTGGCTCTTTAGAACGTCTGACATTTCTGCAAACATATTACAATGGTGTACTAACTTATCAACTTGACCATAGTAAGTAAGTGATATGGTTATATCGTTAGGCATGCATTTCACTTTTCATATCAAGCCACATTTTTGCATATCTCGTATTGTTGTACTTTCCACCAAACCATGGCCCGCCATCTGTATAGTGAATGGCCTTAGGTTCTGCTAAGTGGTAATACTGATCAAGCAATTCCATTCCAACGGCAATGAGCCTATCTCATCATCATCCAACCAAGCTAAATGATGAAAATCTAGACCCGGCATATGGTCATTAAGGTATATAGGAGTCAGGATTTTATTGGATTCATGCGCGTTGTTGAAAACCATTAAAGAAGCCCAATTCTTTCGGAACGACTTGTGTTGAGGAACACCGTCCATCTTCATCTCGCTTAACGGAATATAAGCTGGGTGTTGAACTACGCTGACTGCTTTAGTCTCGTCGATGTGCGCAAATATCTCTTCTGGGCTAGCTAAAAATAGAAAGTCACAATCAACAAAGATACTATATCCTTTGAAGTCGCTAAGGTAAGGAACCCAGAACCTCGTGAAGGTGAAGTCAGTAGACTGAGGCTCTCCATGACCACGTGCATACTCCGGAATATCTTTTGATTTTACCTGGTGCCTGATATGCCGGCCCTGGAGGCGCGTAAGAGAGTAAGCACATACTTCATACGCCTCATGTTCTCTTTCCTCGTAGCCGATGTATATTGGGAGTGTTGAGGTATATTTCAAGTTGATTCTCCAATTCTCTAATTCGTGCTATACCCTTCGATCGCAGCGCATGCGGATTGATAGCCCGTATATCTCCATGCTCATAAGACGTCTTAACAAGTGCCCATGGGAAAGCAGACTTGGATATTTTCTTTGTAGAGAATACAAGCATTGGTGTTCGAAGATACTTAGCAATCCACATAGTACTCCCATGATATCCAACTGCTAGAAATGCCTTCTTATACTTGTCTATCGCATCTCCTATAGGATCTGTATAGTCACAATGCACTACATCTAATCCCCACTCATTCTTAATGATGTTCTCAATTTGTAGCCATTTGTCTAAGCCAACTGGATCCTTCCATTGCTTGTCCGGATCGTAATCAGTAAATTGTTCTCTATGCCCAGCCGTAGTGTTCATTACAACATATGGCTTGCCTACATCTAAGTTCTTTAGTCTGGACCACCATAGGTTATGGAACTCCGATTGGTCATCGTAGTTCGTATGGTTCCAAGTTATATCGGTATCAAACGATTGCTTGAGGTGCACTTCATGATAAGGAATTGGATTGCAGATCGCCCACAAAGCTTTCATACGAGAATCTAGCGTGTCGAGATCTTCTGGTTTATATTTCTCCCCCCTCTTATGCTTCCAATGCATATGGAGGGTTACATCATCACAATTCTTTCTAGCTACATTGTGAGCATAACATAACGGTGAAATAATATCTCCATAACCAATTTTACCTTTCCACTCAATTGTGATCATACACCAAAGCTTTCCCCACATCCGCAAGAGCTTGTTGACGTGGGGTTATTGACCTTCAGAAATGAACCACCTAGCTCATTAACATAATCAATTTCACATCCAATTACAAACATCTCACTGGTTGAATCAATCACTAAAAATAACTCTCTGATAGGAT